AGGAAGCGGAGCGGTTCGAGGGCTTTGTCCCGGTCGGGACTGCCCTGGTAGGATTGGGCGTAGCTGGTCTGGTGGATCCAGAGGATGATGGTGGCCTCGCCCTGTTGGTAACCGGTGGCGTAGTTCTCCCAATCGATCCGCTGGATGTCCAGGAAGATCGCCGGTGTCTTGATTTGCTGGCGGTTTTGGTTTGCGACCTGGTTAAACCAGAAGTCGACGGTTTTGAGGCCGGGAACCTTGTTCACCAGCCGGTCGGAGAGTTCGGTATAAAGGATGTGGATCATAAGCGATTGATGGCACGCAGGAGCGCTTCGTTGATTTGGCGGTTGAGCTTGTCCGAGCGGCCGATGAACTGCCGCCTGGGGATATTGAGGTTGACTGATCGGGAATGGGCCCGCACCGGCACCGGTCCGCGTCGGGTCCGGCGAATATGCGCCCGGACCTGCGCCCTGGTGGTAATCCGCAGCCCGAAGTTGTGGGCAGCGCCGTAGGGGACGGTAGTCCCAACGGTGACGCTGGCGGAGGACTTCTTGAGGATCCGGATCGAGCGGCGAAGCCTTCCGGAGTCGACCAGGATGGCCCGGCCGGAGTTTCGTGGTGACCGGGAGCTCCGGGGCTTCCATTTGCGGATCTGCTTGCCGTCGTCGAATCCCTGGAGCTTCCAGGAGTCAACGAAGAAATTCTTGGCCGTGGTCCCGGCGATGGTCGGGATCCGGGACTTGAACCGTTCGAATGAGCGGCGCAGGTCGTCGACGTTGTCTCCTTTTCTCATATTGCCTGGGCGTTTCGAAGGAGCTTCAGCAGAAGGTCGTTCATGGTTGATTCGATGTCCCCGACACCTTCCTGGAGGTTGGTGGTATTGAGGTTTTCGACTCCTGTGAGCCGCTGGATATTGATATGGATATTGGTGATGGGCGAGGTCTTCTCGCCGATGCTGTTGATCGATGCGGCATCGGCCGCAGAGAGACCGCCACCGGCTGCGGCGCCTCCGGATCCGGTGGCGGGATCCCCGGTCGATGGCCGTGGAGCATTGCGACCGAAGACACTCTGGCCGGAATCGACCTTCTTCTGCATGTCAACGATCCGGCCGATCTCGGCCAGCACCTTGTCCTGGCCACCGAACTTGGCGAACCCGGCCCGGATCATCTCTCCCTTACCCTGGGCATCGGCCTGGGACATCAACTGGTCGAAGATGGCTTTCTCGTCGCCACTTTCGAAGGCATCGGTGCCTTTCAGGTCGACGACCTTCCGGACCATGTAATCATGTGCGGCATCGACCTTCTGCTGCATAGTGACGGTGGGCTCGTCGTTGAGCCCGGTGAGGTTGGCCACGTCGAGGAACTTGACAACCTCTTCGACAACGGTGGCCATCTCCCTGATCCGGTCGACGACAAACTCGATGACCTTCAAGACCTGCCGGGGCCAGAAGGTCATTGCATCCCAGGTATAGCTCCAGATCTTGCCGGTCCACTCGATGATCGTCCCAACGGTTTGGGCGGCGTCACTGACACCCTTGGTCTTGCCACTGAGTGCGTCCATGACCTGGACCCCAAAATCAAGGGCATCGACGATATAGGGCATGACCTTCTCGCCAATGCGGATCATAATGGTCTCGAACTTGTTCTGGGCGATTTTGGTCATGGTGGCCATGTCTTCCCTGCTCCGCTCGAAGGCTTCGTCCATGTTGATGTCCAGGTTATTGAATTTGTCGAAGTCCTGGAGCATTTGCTCCCCGGATCCCCGGACCTTGTTCAGCAGCGCCTGGAGTCCTTCGGGCCCGCCGATCTGCTGCTGGACCTTGGAGAACTGGACATCGTTCATCTTGGCGAAGACCGGGACCATGTCCCGGACGATGTCGTCCATCTGGCGCATCTCCTTTGTGACCGGATCGAAGACGTCAATGTGGAGTTTCTTGAGGGTCTTGACCGCATTGGCCGAGACCATCCCATCGATGGCCCCTTTGGTCAGCCCGGCAGCGATGTCGACCGACTTGGCTCCCTGGGAGAATATGGCGAAGAACTGGTTGGCGGTGTCGTAGTCCTGTTTCCGTCCGGAGAAGGCATCGAAGAACTCCGGGGAGACGGTAAAGTATTCCTCCAGGGTCATCTTACCGATCTGGGCAGCTTTGACCGATGACTCGTAGAACTTGTCGGACTCATCCAGGGCAAACCCGAAGAGCTTGGATCCCTGGGCGGCGGCGGTACTGGCCTTGTTGATGTCGACGATGAAGCTCTGGCTGAACTTCGCCGATTGCCGGACGGCCGCATCGACCGACGCGCCGTACTGCCCGGTAATGGACTCCATGTCAAAGAAAGCCCCGGCGATGGCCGTCGAGGACTCTCCGACATCAAAGGCCGTTTCCCGGATGCTGTCCCGGTACTTGTCCATCTCGGCCCTGGGGACATCGAGGTGCATATTGGAGATTTCGCGGAACTTGTGGTGAAACTCCGCTGCCGGTCCCACGGTGGCATTGAGTCCGACGACAAGCGCCCCCACGGCGGCGGTCCCGGCCATGAGCGGACCGGGGATCAGGCCGAGGGACTTCACAAGGTTTCCCGCTCCGGAGATACCCTTGCTGAAGCTGGCCTTCATCTTCTGGCCAAAGGCTTTGAACCGGCCTCCGGATTTGCGGACCGCTCCATCGAAGGGGAGTTGGCGGATCGGCTGGATCACCGGTGCGGGCAGGGAGGAACCGCCCTTGGTTTCGGCCTGAACCTTCTTGATGGCCCGGACCTCTTTCCTGGCGACTTCTGCGGCCTTCTCTACGTCCTTGACCACCTGTTTGGACATCTGAGCGGTCTTCTTTTGTGGTCCCTTGACCTTTTCGGCGATGGCTCCGAAGTTGCCACCGGCGCGGCCAGCTTCATTGGCCAGCTCTTCGGTGATGACCGCAAGGTCCAGGACTGCATCGGTGGCTTTGCCGACCTCCTTGTCCCATCCCTCGGAGAATTTCCGGGCCTTCTTTCCCATCCGGCCTACCTTGCGGAATTTCCCGGCCAGCTGCTCGGCCCGGTCCCGGACAAAGCCCACGGCCTTACCTCCCTTTTGTTCCAGGAGATCCATCGTTTTGGTGGTCGATTTCCCGATCTCCTTCATCCCCTTGACTCCGGCCTTCTCGATGTCCTGGAAGGAATCTTCCCCGGTGCGGCCGAGCTTGTCGAAGTCTTCGCCGGTGTCCAGGATCGCTTTGGAGAAGGATTCGAACTTGCTCTCCAGCTTGGAGAAGACAGCCGAAACCCGGTCTTCGGTCTGGAGTACCCAGACAGTCTTTGCAGTTTTCATCGGCGATAGGTTAAGATGCCCTTCCGGTAGGATTCGATTGCCTGGGGAACCGGCGCGGCAAAGAGTTTACGGGCCTTTACTCCGGATCCGTCATTGACGACCTGGAGGGCCACCGGGGCTTCGCGGAAAAAGGCGATGTAGGAGGTGATGAGCTGATCGCCGTTGCGGGTGGCGTAGATCTCATCGGGGGTATCGATGATCTCCTGGATCAGCATCGCGGCGCGGATCTCGGTCCCACCGGCGAGGTTCTGGCCAAAGGTTGCTTCGAAGCGGATCTCCTTGTCAAAGGCATCGCGCAGATCGATGTTGCCACCCGTGGCCCGTTCCTTCCAGAACTTATCCAGGTCGTCACGACCGGCATCGGGCAGCTTGCGCAGTTTGCGGCGCAGGTTGTAGATCGTCCCGATGTCGGACAGCCCATAATGGGCCGGGGTGAGTTCGTTGGAGGCGGTGGGAAGATCCTGGTCGTAAGGGTGGCCAGCCTCGAACATCCGGCCGGAGGTCGCAGGATTGCCCAGGAACATCGGATTATCGACCGCACCATCGGCCAGATCCCAGGCGCTGGTCTCGTCGGTTTGGCCATCGGCCCGCTGGATGATGGTGCAACGGCATCCCCAGGCGTTTGGCGGCGCGTAGCGCTGCCAGAAGGGGTGGTCCACCGGCAGGATGATTCCATCGAGCTTCTGGTGAGCGGCCCGGACGCGGTCATCCCCGGCTGTTTGGTACTCCAGGAGGGGGAAATCTTCGGCCTCTTCCTGAAACTCTACCCATTGGGCCGCGTGTTCTCCGACCGTCAGCGCATGATTGTACTCCGCCCTGAGCCAGTTGACATTGTACTTCTCATCGATCTTGAGCACCTCGGCCTTGAAGTCCGACCAGGACCGTTCGGTCCCATCCGGACCCACGAGCAGCTTCCGGATCGCCTTCAACTGGCTGGAGCTCTTTGCACCCGCGAAGCGGAAAGCATCGGTCCGCAGCTGGTCGATGAGGACATTGTTGGGACCGTTCCAGGCGTCCACTTCCCAGGTGCCGCCATCGATCATCCCGCCATTGATGATTTCCCCAGCCTGGAGGACGAGGTCGGCATCGACCTGGGCGGCGTCTTCCTTGCCGTGGATCAACCGGGCAATCCTTTCGACAGCCTTCCGCAGTGCCTTTGCGGCCTTGTCGGGGAAACCTGCGGCCAGAACCGGCGATTTACCACAACACATAGCGTAGACCCCATCGACATCCGGAAGGATGGCCTGGACGACCGGCCGGGTGGGAGGCTGCATGTCTTCCTTGAGCGGGATATTGAAGTTCTCCAGGAACCATGCCGCTTCGATATTCCCGGCTCCAATGGCCTGGACCAGATTAATCATCTGCTCGCTGGTAAGGACGACCTTTTCGTCGATCTCCCACCGGTATTCTCCTTCGGGGAATCCGTGCCCCGTGAGAAACGGCAGTAAGATGTCATTTACAAAGCTGGCCACGCCCTGGCGGTCATCCCGCTCAAAGATCTGGTCGACGCGTTCATGGACCTCACCCTGGGACTTACTTGCTCCGTCGTCGGTGGTCATCGTGGATCCCATTACGGCCTTACTGATCTGCTTGTCCACTGTCTCGATCAACTCCTTGAAGGTGGCAGTATTACCTGCCTGAGTGGGCTGGATGACCTCGATGTCGGCGGTATTTGGAAACATCCCGCCCAGGCCGCGTTGCATCTCGGTCAGGGCCACCTGGATTTCCTTTTTCACTTTGTCATCTCCGGGCTGATACTTGGCCACCCGGATGGGAAGGCCATAGTTTTCGTTGTAGTCTGCCCAGCAGGAGATGGCGTACTTCTTGTATATCACCCACCAAGCCAGTCGACAAAGAAGCCCCAGATCGTCCTTTTCACCGATGGGGAGCATCCAATGGCTGTATGGCTCCTCGTTAAACGGTGTAACCTCCTGGCTGTATATATTGGGAAGCCAGCCATCGAGCTCCGGTACAACGTGCTCCCTGGGCATGACCTTGGAGGGGAAGCCTTTGTCGTTGGGATAGTCAAAGACAAGCAGGCTGAAACCATAGAAGACCGTCTCCATGTAAGCCCGGAGGCAATCGCGAAACCATTTGCCCTGGAGCATTTCGGAAAGCTCCGGTACTTCCTCGCCTGTTTTTCGGTCAACTACCTTGTGTCGCAGTCCGGTGATCTTTGCAATCCGTCTTTGCATGACGCTATACACATGGGGATCGCGAACGACGTGCTCCAGAAGCTCCATGAGCTTCTCCCGCCTTGGCCGAATGATGTCCTGGGCTTCGTTGATGGCCCCTATCCAATCCCGGATCTCCTGGTTGGCGTAGTTCTTATACTTTTGCAGGATTGTAACCAGGTCACGACCTGGTTGCATCGGGAGCTTCTCCACAGACGCCTGGACCTCGGCCCGGTGGAGGGCCATAGCCGCCGTCTCCGGCAATAAGCCGGGAGCTGGGGGTGTCCTACGGAAAAAGCGGGCGAGGGCATTCTTCGTACGGTTAAACATTTTTTAAACAGTAGTTTGATTATACATCGGTAGTCCGGGCGTGCTTCCCGGTGAAAAAGGTGACAGAGCTGGACATCGGCTCGGGGATCTGGGGCAGCCCCGGATCGGTGATCTTCCCCTGGCTGAGATCCTTCAGCCAGCCCTTGGCTGTCCTGTACCGGTCCTTCCGGATCTCCGGTATCTGCCTTCCGTCCAGGCGGGGAAGGAGGTGGTAGATGGCGATGTCACAGAGGTACATCACCAGGAGTGAATGGCGGTTGTCCCACACCTTCCAATAAGTGGTATCATCCGGAGAGGTCATCGGGGGAACATCACCGGTGGCCACGAGATGGGGGCTGAAAGGTCTCTGCTTTTCGAAGAGCGCCGGATCATTGATGTCCTCTCCGTCTGCCGGTCCCAGGCATTTGAATACATGGAAGCCCCGGCCGTCATCAGCGAGGACAAAGTCACCGGCGAGGTAGGTGGCCAGTGGATCAACTTCGGGCGGTTCGAAGACGACCTGTTGACCTTCGGAGTAATTGAGGGAGCGGTCCCAGGGCAGGACCTGCCGGAAGATCTCCTCCAGGTCATAGCGGCCCCGGCTCAGGTGCTGCCTGACCTCTGCGATGGCCGCAGCTTCAGCGGCCCGGCGATGACCGAGCTCGTCGTCCAGAATATCATCGAGCATATCGCCCCGGATGATCCTGTGGTAGTCATAGTCAAAGATAAAGTTCATGTGCGGTGTCTTGAGGGTGAGCGTTTGATCACGACGAAGTCGCCGGGTTTGGGCCTCCGGAAACTGTCCAGGATATACCATGCACCTTCATCGGCGTCGGGGCTGTCATCGAATCCACCGGGACCATAGTCCCAGGCCAGGAGCTGACCGATTCCGCGCTGCATATCCTTATCCTTTCTCTGCGTCTCTTCATAGGTGACGTAGTTGTTCTCGTACATGGGGATCATCGAGGCGATCCGGGACTCTTTGATTGGTTTCTTCCGGTTCTCGCTCCGGATCCGAAGCTGCCAGCCCCTGTTGTCACCTTCCTTCTGGAAATAGTCCAGGTGATCGGATTGGATAAAGCCCCCTTCGATCCACCACTGGATCGGGACTTCGGGATGATCTTCCTTCCATCTTTCCTCCAGGTCATAGCACCAGCGAGCGACGGTGGCCATCGAGGTCTGCCGGACCAGGGCATCAAAGCAGTGGAACTGCCTGCCGCTCTTTCCCCAAACCTTGACCGCCTTGCTGTCGCCTTTGTCCCGGAAGGAGGGATCGATATAGGCCACCACCTGCTCCATCTCCTCGGGCTTCCTGGTCTGCCACATGATCCATTCGGTAGAAAACTGACGACCTTCCACCACCGGGTTTAGCATGTACTCGGTTTGCCATGCTGCTTCATCGATGGCCCTGATCTCCTCCCATCCTTCGGGGGTGTTGAGCTCCGGCCACGCCGGTCTCCCATCCTCGTCAAATACAGGAACCCGCGAGTAGGTCCAGTCAGGATGTTTTTCCACCATCCTTGGCAGGATTCCATCCGGAGCGATCCTGTTGTTAAGGACCACAACCCGCTTCCCGGATTCCGCCGATGGGGACATCGCCGGTAGCAAAGCCCGATGGATCCAGTTGACACCGGCATCGATACGCTTCGGGTTACGGACCACCTGATCGGTGTCGACGTCATCAAGGAGGATAAAGTCCGGCCTGTCGGGACCGTTGCGCAATCCGCGCGGGCTTTGTCCCATGCCCAGGGCAAAGAAGGCCACCCCGTTTGCAGTGGTAAACCTTCCCTTGGTCCAGTCTCCGTGATTGTACTGCTCGCCGAAGTCCTGGATAAACTTTTGATTGGCCATAAGCTGGGCCTGGATGTCGCCCAGGAGTACACAGGCATTTTCATAGGTGGCACTCACCAGGAGTACGCATCGGATTCTCCGGTCGGGAATAAGCGCCAGGGGAATAACCAGGGTGCCAAGGACTGACTTTGCCCCGCCCCGGAACCATTCGGCGATGAACTTCGCCCGGTCGTTGGTGGTCACTTCCCGGAACATCTCCAGGTGAAAGTCCGGTGATGGGAGGCTGGCATATTGAGGCAGGTAGTACCGGACAAACTCCCCGCCATTGTTCATAAGCCTTTTGATCCGCTGTTCCTTTTGGTTGGCAGACTCCGAGATCGGACGTCCTCCCTGGGTGGCTTCCCGGATCGCCCGGAGATGTTCCTCCCATGTGTCCAGCTTCTCCTGGATCAGCTTTTGCTGCTTCTTTGACATTCTTGCTTGATGTATTGGTTGAGGTGTCCGGCGATGAGCTCGGCATCGCCAAAGTGGTTCTCAGCGATCCACCGGGAGAATCCCATAAGTACTTCCAGGATCACGTCCAGGGTTGGTCCCTGAGTCATTAAGTCGATTGCCTTGGTGAGTTTGAGGATCGTATCGGCTTCGGCCGGGGTAATGGTCCGTTTTTCGTCCTTGTACTTTTTGGTAACCCCTTCGATTCCTTTGTAGAGCTCCTGCTTTAGAATCGTCGGGGTAACACGAAGCGCCCGGCGCATGTCTTCCCATCCTTCTTCATCCCTGTACTTCTTGAGGGTTGTCTGGCTGATGCTGGCGATCCGGGCAATCTCCGCCTGGGTCTCATCGGTGGCCAGGAACAGCTTCCTGGCCACTTCCAACCGTTGGGCAAACGCTAAGTCTTCCGCTCGGTGGTGGGGTGTTGTTTTTGGGGCCATGCCCCAAAAATCCCCGTGAAAAAGGGCGAAAAAAACCGGCCTTCCGGCACAGTACCGGGATCTCGGTACTAAGTACCGATAACCTGTCACTGTATCCGGGTGCATGTTGTGGATGGGGCGTTTTCCCGGCACATTTGTGTCATACGCACAAACGATGCAACTGCTCGAACACAATACTGCCGAACGCACTGCCTCAGTCCAGATCTACGGACGAATCGGAAGCTGGCCCCTGCGGGCTTCAAACATCCGCTTCGAATTGGGCTGGATCAATGGTAAGGTGGATACTGTCTACTTCAATATTCATTCGGTGGGGGGCAATCTTGATGAAGCGAACGGGATCATGGCCGTTGTACGTGAATTCAATTCCTCAGTCAAGATGATAGCCCGCATCCAGGGTCTCTGTGCCAGTGCTGCGGCATCACTCCTAACGGTCTTTGATCGGGTGGAGTGTAGCAAACACGCAGTGGTAATGATTCATAGTCCGAGAAGTGGAACCTATGGTCCTGCCGAAGAACTGGAGAGTACCGCCGAGATGCTCCGGGTGTATGAAAGCGTCATGTGCCAGGGGCTGGCTGAGAAGACGGGGAAATCCGAAGAAGAGATCATGGATCTCCTGCGGAAGGAAACCTGGATGACTCCAGCTCAGGCAATGGATTTCGGCTTGGTAGATGAGATCATCGATATGCCCAAAGTAAAAGGGCACGTCCCGGATCCAGAGGCTTCCAGTTTGTCCGGACATGGCAAGTTTGTGGATGCAGTTTACCACAGCCCGACCGGTCTGTGGAGTAAATCAAAGCAAGTTTTTATGAAGGATGAAATCGCCAGGGTTCTTGGTGTGGATTCGAACCTTCCCGACTCTGAGATCCTCTCCCGCGTCAAGGCGGAGGTGGATAAGTTGAAGTCTCTCCAGGCTGAGATAGCTCATATCCGCAAGGAAAAGGAAGAGGAAGAACAGACTGCACGTAAGAACCTGATCGATGCCGCCATCGAGGATGGCCGTATCACCGCCGAAGCGCGGGAACACTATGAAGATCTTCCCCTGGCTAAGGTCCGGGGAATGTTCGACCACATGAAACCTCAGAAGTCTGAACCGATCCGGCCGGACATCGAGGGATCACTCAAGGGAAAAGGGGAGAATTACAACGGCCTTCCCCAAGACTACCAGGGCAAAAAGCTGGGCTGGTGGATGCGAAACCACCCCGAAGCTCTGTCTTCTTTGCCCGAATCTCATCCCTCCGTTTATGCCGAACTCACCAAAGGCCAGGAGGAATAATGACCAGCGAAACCCAGGGTAATCTGAGCATGAGTCTGGGATATGTAAGCGAGATCCTTTTTGTCTGGGATAAGATTGATCTGGCCCAGCCTGTCCAGACCTTTCTCCTTGGACTCGCGGCAACTCTCGGTCCCCTTGTGGCCCGGAAAATTTGGACCTACTTCAGCAATAAAAAGCAAACCCCAAAATAGTATGGCTGCACCCAAGAAAATTTATTTCGATACAGCTCTCGGCGATTTTCTGGACTACAAGCTCCCGTTTCGGGGGGAGTTTCGTGATCTGACAAGGTATGCTGATGGGCTTTACGTGAACATCCCGGTTAGGGATGAGTCCCAGCGGCCCGGAACCCGTCTGGTGGGGACCGGGACTTATCCGATGCAACCAGTTCAGCGGAACCACGAGACTGTTCAGTTTCCGATGGAGATCACCAATACGATCCCCGAAGCGATCCCCGACCCTGAAAAATGGCAAACCAGTTATGACAAAGTGGTTGAGCATCTCAAGGACCACTTCAATGAACTGGCCAATGACAGCGCAGAGGAAATTGCCTATTCGGTTGCGCCTCCGACTGATACTACTTCAACCCCCATTCTTCGCACTACCGGTCCGGCCAAGATCAATGGGGAGAAGGCTCTGATCCAGGATGATATTATCCGGCTGGCAGAGGCCTGGAACTCCTTGAAACTTCCCCATGAAGGCAGAAACCTTGTCCTCACCAATTCCCATTTAATGGACCTCGCCAGGGACGACAAGGACCAATACCACCGGATCCTTGATTTCAAAAAGAACCCGGCAGCGAAGCCTTTCTCGTATCTCGGATTTAACATCGCGATGTATTCGGATGCTGTCTACTACGATGTAAGTTCCGGGGTCCAACTCGTCCGGGGCGCTTTGCCAGGCGCTGGAGATCTTGCTGCCAGCTTTGCCTGGGTTAAGGACGAAGTTGGTCACGTTGAAACCCCGGATAAGGTCGTGATGAACCCCCAGGATCCCCTTTGGCTCGGATGTGTTTTCAGTGTCTGGAAAGCATACAAAACAAAGTCGCTCCGCCTCAACGGAGAAGGGACTGCATCGATCCGTTACTCCAATTAATCCAATCCCCATGTACGACAAGATCTCAAAAGTCCTGAAGGACAAAATCAAGGAAAAGGCCCAGGGCTTTTTCAAGGAGTATCCCACAGCGAGTTACTGCTATGCAACCGCTGATGGAAACGTCTTTGTGCCCGCACGGACCTCGCGTGCAGTTGCTAATGCAAAACGTCTGGGAGATCCGGAAGTGAGAGTTATGGTGATCCGGCGAAGTGGCGTAGTGATGGTCAGTACCCAACAAGACCGCGTCGATGGCAACTTGACCGGGACGAAGGTTGGAACCATTAAACTCGAGCTTCCCAAAGAAGCCCAGCATGATATGTCTCCGGTCATTGATAAAGCTGCAAGGCTGGAAGAAGCGCGCTCTAAGATTGACAAGACAAAAAAGGCTATCACAGCAACCGAAGAAGAGCTTAAAGAGGCTGAAAAGGATCTGGAAGAGACTACCAAGCGGGTAGCAAGTCTTCGTGAAAGCATTGGCGGCCTTTCCGGCAAAGCCCTCAAGGACACCGAAAATCTCCTGGATGCTCAGGAGCAGCTTCTTGCTGCACGTGAGAAGACTCGCAATGCTACCACCGCCTTACTTGATCGGTTGAAAACTGATCTGGTAACAGCAGAGAAACTTGTAAAGGAGCTTAACTCTAAGTAGCCATGCCCCTATCAGATGTAACAGTTACGCGATTGAATGGGGGGCTCGGATTCACTGAGCCTTCCCAGGATGGTGTCGCAGCACTGGTCATGCAGTGCTCGGACACCTACGGAGTAACCCTCGATACGGCCATGACCTTTTACAGCCTCCAGGACGCCGTCGATGAAGGCTTCACCGCTGCCAAGGATGACGCCGAGAAGGTGCTCTGCTATCACCATGTCAAAGAGTTCTACCGCTTCGCCGGTGATGGGGCAAAGCTCTTTGTCTATCTGGTTGCCCAAACCATCGGCATGGATGACATCGTCGACAAGGATGAAGATCATCTGACGGACCTTTTGGCCGGTGCCGATGGCGAGATCCGTCTGGTGGCTGTGGCCATCAACCCGTCGGCTGCAATTGCCATCGGGGCCAATGGGATCCTTCCGGAAGTTCTCGATGCGGTTGACAATGCCCAGGCGCTGGCCGATGCCGAGCGTGCGCTCCACCGGCCAATCTCGATCATCCTGGAAGGCCGGGCCTTGTCCCTGACCATTGCCGATTGGCCGGATCTCCGGGCCAAAGCCGCTCCGGCGGTGTCGGTCGTGGCTGGCCAGGACAAAGACGTCCAGGGGCAGCATCTGGTCCAATACAACGGATACGCAGAGGTCGGAAGTTTCCTGGGCATCCTTGCCGGATCCCAGGTCAACCAGCATCCCGG